AGCTGTGCGCCGATCGCGGTGTCCACGTCGAAGTCTTCGCGAAGCGCCGCAAGCCGCTCACGCGCGATGCGAAGCGGATCGGTGAGCGTGAAGACCCACGCTTCGTAGCGCGGCTTCCCGACGTGGTATCCCGCTATGAGTTGCGTGTATTCATTGGTCGGCATCCTGCACCTCGACTTCGATGTCCGCCACGTCGCAGGCCGCCGCTTCGTTCCAAGCGATTGTCACGGACTTCGCCTCGAGGTCGCCCGACTTGCGAGCGATCTCGATTTCCTGCACGTCGAAGCGCGTATCGATGCCCGTGTCGCAGTCCTTGACCGCACTCGAAAGGACGCGCGGAAGGTTGACGCTCGTGCCAATGTCCAAACCGTTGATGTACTCCGCGATGCGGCTCTTGATCTCTTCGGCCACGTCGGAGAGGTACGTCGCAGACGGTTTCACGACGACGCGGGCCTTGATGTCCACCACGACGGGGCGCGAGAAGCGCACCGTGTGCGGGAAGCCGTATGAGTCGATGAGCGTGTGCGTCACGCTCCCGAAGGTTCCGACGCCTTCACCCGCCTTGTAGTAGATCGCGTTTGCGATGTCCTCGACCTCGCCGCCGTCGACGATGAGGGCGATAGTGTGGCCGGGCACGCCTTCGGTCGTTGCCTCGTCCTCGTTGTTGCAGATCCCCGAGATTCGCCGCACGCCATCGCATGAGAGGACCGTGCCGAGGATCCCATCCCAAAGGGAGACCGACGGGAGCGCGGTGCTCTGGGTCTGTCGTGCGCGAAGCTCTTCGTCCGTCTCGACCGCACGACCGGAAACCGCAGGAAAGGGGTTCGAGACCGTCTGCCACCCGAGCGTGGGCGTGCCGATGCGGTTCACCGATCCAGAGGCGGCGTCGATGTCGCCCTCCTCTTCGGCGGTCGCCGTGACCGTGATCTCGCCCGCCACGGGGATGACCACGCGGTCGGGCAAGCGCCACCGATGAGAGTTTCCGTCGATCGCGATGCCGTTCGTGATGACCGTCCCCGCCTGACCGACGAGCCGCAGGTCGACCGTCGAGTGAGAAGCCTCGTGTCGCGTAAGGCCGTTCGTCTTCACGGCACTGTCGAGCGCGATGCCCTTCGCGGTCGAAGGGTTGAAGGCGTTGTAGACAGAGATCGCCTGAGAGTTCACGTCGGAGAGCGCCGCCGCGAAGATCGCGATCAGCTGCCCGTCCTGCGTGTCCGCGTCGAGGTTGATGTCGGAGCCGAAGATCGCCTTCGCCTGCGACTGGAAATACTCAAGGATTTCGTCGTAGGTCGGCGCTTGGATCCCACTCTCTGAGACCGAAAAAACAGGGTCGTAAATCACTGGATGTCCTCCGTAATCGTTGCCGACCCGTAGTCGGTGGTGATGGTTGCCGTCACAGTGATGCGCCGCGTGTCAGGGTCGAGGATCGCCTCGAAGGACGTAAGCTCGCGCACGCCCGGGGTCTGCAAGATACGGTCTCGGATGATCGTCTCGACCGCCGTCTTCTTCCCGAGCACGCTCTGAAGCCAGGGCGTCCCTTCTTCGATGTCGATGAACCACGCCCCCTGCCAGAGCGCCAAGCGCGTGACGACGTTCTGTGCCACGCCTTCGGCGGTGTCGGCGTAAAAGTCGCTCGACCCGCGTCCGAGGCGCATGTCGCCGTCGTCGGTAAGCTTTCGTACCTTCATTCCGGTGCTCCCGTGCTTCCGCCGCCGGGCGTGACGCCCGAGTGCGTATGAGTGATGAGGCTGATGCCGCCCGCGGTGATGTCGCCCGTCGAGGACATGGCACCCGTGAGCGCGATGTCGCAGGTCGCCTGCACGCCGCTTCCGCCCGTGACCGTAAAGCCGCCCATGCCCGTGATGAGGTCCTCCACCGTGACTTTCCCGGTGAAGGTCGTGTCGGGGCAGTCGACCGTCAGTTTCGGGCAGGTGAGCGATACGTCTCCGCCCGCCTCAATGGTGACCGTGCCGCCGATCGTTCCGACGAAGTTTCCGACCGTCTCCACCTCGATCAGGTGATCCGATGGGAAGATCGAGACGCGGGCGTTTCGGTCGTCGGTGCGAAGCTCGACTGCCGTCGTGCTCACGTCGGGAATGACCTGCGGTTGCGAGTAAGGCCCGGGGATCACGAAGCCGTCGGAGAGGTCGTGCATGCGCGTTTCAGCGGGGGGCTGCACGCCGCCCTGCTGCCACCAGATGTCGATGGCGCGCGCGGAGAAGACCACCAAGCAATCGTCCCCCGCCTTGATCGGGAAGGTGAGCGAGCACCCGCCGCCTCGCGGGAAGACCACGGGGCAGTCGAGCAAAAGCGGGAGGTTGACCACCTCGACGCCTCCGTCTTCGAGCCGCATCTTCCCTTGGATCGCGGGTTGCACCTCGCACGTCATCGCCACGGGGTCGAAGCTCTGGACGATGCCGGGGAGCGCCGTCCACAGCATCGCCTCGCGCCCCGTCCAATAGGCGTCCTGCTGACGGCTCGGGTCCCTGAGTCTGTCGTTGAGGTTGATCATAGGTTAGGCACGTTGTTTAGAACCGTTGCGTTCATAGGCGTTTGCGCCGCATTCACGCCCGCGCAAATGATTTTGGTGTACCAGTCATTCCCGCGAGTGTCGCCGATGTGCTCGCGCCCGAGGACGCGGTAGAGACCGTCGGCGGAAAGCATCGCGCCCGTCACGACGGTGTTCGCCATGATGTCGGCCTTGTAGGACGTGTCGTAGCTTCCGCCCGTCTGGATCGCGTTGTTGTCGATCTGCACGAGCGAGCCGAGGTCGATGCGCGGCTGAAGCAGGCACGTCGCCTCCACGCCGTCGACCGTGACGGTCGGGCGTCCGATGAGCCCCGTCAATGCGTTGAGGATGATTACTTCCTCGTCCTTCTTGTAGGTCTGGTCTTTTCGGACCGTGACGATGCCGCCCGCGCCGTAACCCCATTCGAAATTGTTGGTCGACGCGAGGCTCTGCATGGCCGAAGCCCCCATCGAGTAGAGGACCTTTCCGCGGGGGAGCTGTCCCTCCATAAAGTCAGGGCGCTTCGTCACCGAAACGCCCTTATCCTTCATCGACTGAGCCACTGTGTCGAAGATCTGCGCCTGCGTCGCGCCCTTCGGAATGCTCGCATTCACGACGGCGTACTGATGCGCCGTGTCGCCCGTGGCGGCCACGAGCTGCATGTAGGTGTCGGTCGAGCTCTCGCGCCCCGTGGACTTCCACCAGAGGTCGCCTTCGAAGATCATCGAGTGGTCTTCTTGGTAGCCCGCCTCGATGATGACCTTCAGGCGCTTGTGCCCGACGACTGCATTCGTCGGAACCTCTATCTTGTCGACGGTCTCCTGCGACACGTTGTAGACCTTGATGTCGGCGGTGCATGGCTTCCCGACCATTGCCTGCGAGATGTGAAAGGTCACGCGGAAGTCGCTCAAGTCGAGCGCTTCGTCGTTCCGACCGTCCGTCGCCACGATAAGGCGGAAATACCGAAGCCACTGTCTGTATTCAGCCATTGCCGTCGTCCCAAAGAACCGTGACCGTCTTGCCCATATCCTCGAAAGAGGGGTACTCCATGCCGCCCCCGCTCCACTGGACGGAGAGCCCGCCCATTCCGAGGTGCTTGTGCTGTGCGAGGAGGTCGACGCCAGTGACGAGTGGGAGTCCGTAGACCGCCGCCGTTCCGTCTGTGCGCTCCACGTCGATGAACCAGCCTCCTCCGTCGGCGTCGCGGTAGATCACCGACACTTTGCACTGATAGTCGCCGAGCGTGATCGAGAAGGTCTGAGAGCCTTCCGAAAGGGGTATCTGATACTGCGCCATCATCCCCTCCCGAAGCGTGCGCCCTGCATAGAAATCGCAGGCTGATAACCGCGGTTTACCTTCCCACTCGTGCGGGCCGCGTTCTTCTGCTTGAGCCGCGAGAGCGAGACCGTCTGCGCCTGCGCCATAAAGACCTCCTGAAAGGTGATCTCGATGATCGCAGCGCTTTCCGTTTCGACCGAGGAAGTCGTCTTGAGCGCCGTGATGATGACGTTCTCGTAGGCACGCTTGCCTGTCGAGAGACGAAGCGGCTGACGCGCCCTCATAAGTGCGAGGAGCTTCTCGTAGACGTCCTTCGTGGTTTCCATCCCTTGCAGGATCGATCCGTCGAGGGCGGAGTTGATCGCGCGTGACGAGTCGCTCCACGCAAAGGTGCAGGTGACCGTCGTCGGTTGGATGATCGCGTGGTCGGACAAGTCGGCGCCCGTGTCTACGGGGTGATTTGTCACCGTGACCTGATCGGAGTGCATCTCGGAGATCACCACGTCGGGGATGATCGCATCGCCCCCGGCCATCGGCTGAATGCTCCGCGAGCGCCCCAGAAGCAGGCTTTCCAAGCTGTAAGGAAGTGAAGGCATTTACGAGATCCCAAAGTTTCCTTGATTGCGGGTCGCCTGCACGGTCTCCTTCGCGACGGCCTGACCGACCGCGTTCGGATCGCCCGCGCCGCTGATGTTGATCGTTTGCTGAACGTTGACGTTCTGCGTCTTCGACTGATTGCGGTTGTCCTGCGAGTTCGTGATGCTCTGGGCGGCGGTGATCGCCGCGGCTTCCTTCTGCGCTGGGGAACCCTTCGTGTAGTCCTTGGCGGCATCTTTGGACGGCTCTTCCGCCGTGACGAGATCGCCCGAGGTTGCCTTCCCCTTCGTCGCTTCGTCGTAGCGCTCGGAGACTTGTTCCTGCGCTTCCCTCTGCCGCTTCTGAAGCTCCACGCCGAGCATGAACTTGTCGGCGTCCTCGGAGACTTCCGCGAGATCCTCCGTCGTGACCTCCCGACCTTGAAGCGCTTTCATCGCCTCCTTGTCGTTCGGGTCCACGCCGAAGAACTGTGCTTTGAGCTTTTCCGTGTCGTCCCACTTATCGGCGAGTCCCGTCTCCTTGGCGTACTCCTCGGATACGTAGGCTTCCTTCGCCGTGTCCTTCGTGCGCTTCTCTTCCTTGAGCTCTCCGAGCTCCGCCTTCTCCTCTTCGGTCGCCTTGCCGGAGGCTACGCGCTCCTCGAGGATCTTGCGGCGCGAATCGTCGTAGTAATCGTCCGACTTGAAGAGAACCTTGCCCACCCAGTCAAAGAAGCCAGAAGCCTCCTTGATGATCTGGACTTGAGAGTCGATCGTCGCCGACAAGAAGTCGGCGAAACCGTCGTTGAAGGAAGCAAGCTTTTTGTCGAGCTGAAGCGCGTCGGTGACCGATGCGGTCGCCGCCATGGCTCCCTGCGTCACCGTATCCCACACTTGTCCCATTTCGTTCATGAGGCGGTGCGAGGCGTTCGCCCCCGCGTCGATCTTGTCGCCGAAGAGGCCCGCGAACTTAGCGGATCGCTCAAGCTCTGCGGGGAAGTCGCCCTTCACGATGTCGTCGAAGACAGCCGCGAGACCGACAGCCTCCGCCTTCCTTCGCGCGAGACCGGGGTCGACCTTGGCGAGATCCGCAAGTTTTTTGCTCATGTCGACGAAGACGTCGGACATGTCGCGGGCCTGACCGTTGGCATCGCGCAAGGAGACGCCGAGCTGATTACGCACAAGCTGCTCGAATCCCGCCCCGTAGGTCTTGGCATTCATCGAGAACTCTTCAAACGCCGCCGACACGTTCTCCGCACTGCCGCCCACGCGCTCGACCGCGCCTTGTAGGGCAAGGATGCCCTCGATCGACGCGCCCGAGTTGTTTGACAGCTTGTAGAGGTCGTTGATTTCAGCGGTGCTTTTGGCGAATGCTGCGCCGACGGCTACGCCCGCCCCGATGGCGGCCTTGCCGATCTGCATGAAGCGCTCGCCCGCCGCTGAAACGGCGCGAGCTGGTCTTGGTCGATGTCAAAACCGAGCCTGACCAGAAAACCCTCAAGAACGGTCGCCATTTCGCATTTGCTCCAAAATCACGCGGTTGTGCGCGTAGTTGTCGAGGTAAACATTCATGAGGAGGATGTCCTCAAGCGTCAGCGTCCCGTCCTTGAGGCTTTCATACCTGCACATGCCCGCGTGCACGGGCCTTATCAGGTAGTCGATGCCGTCGGGGAGTTCCCAGAAGTCCCCTTCTTCACCTGAGCCGCCGCGCCAGCGGAGAAGCCGAGCGCGGCGATGGTAGGGCGAAGCTCTCTCGCGAGCACATGCACGACGAGAGTGAAGGCAGTCTGCTGATCGATGTCGTCGAAGATGAGCTCGCCGCCCTGCATGATCTTCTGCCACGCCTTGCCGACGCGGCGCTCGATGCAGCTGAGGCCCGTCCTGATGACTGTCTCGAAGTCATCGCGCGGCATCTTGGCGATCGCCTGAAGGATCGGCGTCGACAGCTGGATCAGCGTCCCGATTTCCGCGATCCGCTCTTCGGGCGTAGCCTCGTCCTCCTTCTTGCTCTGAAGGACGGCGAGGGCGACGCGGGAGAGAACCTCGTGGAAAAGCACGGGAAGGATCGGGGCGCAGATGCGGGACAAGTTCATCGCCTCGAAGAGATCGAGGCGCCCGATCATGTAGTCGACACCTCCGACCTTCACTTTTTTCGGCTCTAGAATGGCCATCAGTATTCACCCGTTACCGTGTCGATCTTCACGCAGTCGAAGACCCACTCGCGCATCTGTCCTTCTTCGCTGTAGGTGATGTCGCCCTGCTTCTGGAAGGCGCAGGAGCGGCAGACCGTCGTCTCGCCGTTCCCTTTGTTGCGGATGGTGATGACGTTGTTGCCCCAGAGCGAGGAGCTGAGAGCCTGCGCGTTGTAGAGCGCCTGAAGTTTTGCGTTCACGGGCGACGTGTAGAGAAGTCGCACCGTAACCGTGCCGGACTTGTCGGCCTTGAGGCTGTGCATGCCTTCGCCGTCCGCGCCGACCGTCATGGTATTGCGGGCGTTGGCAAGAGAGACCGTGATGCCTTCCTTGGTGACGGCGGCGCCGAAGCCAAGGTCCACGACCCCAGTCGGCCCCGTCAGGGAGGCCGTGACGTCCATAAAGGAAAAAGTTGCCATTTTTGACCTCCTTAGCGGTTGACCGTGATTGCCACGTCGACGAAGTGGATGGCGCCGCGCAGTTTGACGGCGATCTGGATCGGAGGAGCCTTACGAGCTTCGCGGTCGGACTGAGCCTGCTCGTCCATCGGCTGGATGTAGACGTAGTAACCCGTCGACAGCGTGTCGCCCGTTTGGAGCGAGCCGATCGGCGAGCCGTTCCACACGCCCGGGGCAACCAAGCCGTTCGTCACGGCACGGTCGAGACTGCGGTTGCAGGTCGAGACGAGCGTCGTCGCGCCCGCTTCATCCTGACCGACCTTCGTCGTGCTCGTGTAGAGAAGGTTCCAGATGTCCGTCTGGACCTGGTTCTGAAGCCAGTCGAGGCCGTGGCGTTCGTCGATGAACCAACCGCCCGACATGATGCCTTCCTGAAGGATGCTCGTGTCGTTGTCGTAGGCCGCGAACACGTTCACGTTCTTGTCGCGCAGGGCATTCGCCTGTTGCGTCGTCAGGTTTTCGGCGACCACGCCAGGGCACTGCTTGAACTTGAGCGTGATCGTGGTGTTGGAGCCTTGGAAGTCGACCGTGCTCATGCGACCGAGGACCGACGCGGCGGCTTGAGCGTTCGTGCTCGAATACATGACCAACGAGTGGTTGTAGCCGAGGGCCTTCAGCTTTGCGCCGAGAGTATCAGTCTTCTGCGCATCGAGCTCGTTCGTGTCCATGGACGTGAAGGCGATGACGCGCGTCGGGCTCGCGGCTTCGATGAGGCCCGCGGCGGCGACGGCATCGTCCGTTTCGTAGTCCGCGGCGACGAAGCACATGTACCACGACGGCCGGTCGAGCATCGCGGTGATCGCTTCGATGAGCGTCTCCGCCTGAGCGCCGTTCACCATGGTCGTCCCGGCTTCAAGGCCCATGACCACGGAAAGACCCGTGTTCGTGACGGTAGAGACCGTGGAGGTCGTGCCGGTCGTGGCGGACTTGATGACGAAGCGAGAACCGTCCCAGAGGCACGTGCCCTTGCTGTTCAGCTTCGCTGTGACAGCCGACGCGACTGCGTTCAAATTCGAGCATTCCGTCAGCACGACGCCCGTCACATTGACCACGGAGCCGTCGATCGTGACGTCAAAGGCGCCGCTGTCGATGCTCTGGAACTTGCTGATGTCCTGCTCGCTGGTCGAGAGGATTCGACCGCGAATCAGACCGCTGGTCGCGGTCTTCGCCCACCGACCGATCTGCACGTCGGACGGCTGAGGAGACTGCGAGAAGAAAGCCTGCGCCGCCAGATACTCGGGCGACGTAGAGCCGAAGTCCGTAGCGATCGTGTCGATCTCGGACGAAGAATAGGTGCGGATGCGCTCGGACACGTCGATGACGTCCGTTGCCCCGATGATGAGGGCCGCACCGAAGTTGCGCAGTTGCGCCGCGCGCGGAGCCATGTCCACGGTGACACTGACAACGCTTGAGACGGGAAGCACATTAGCCATTTACTTTTCCCTTTTCAGTGATGATTTCGATCGGCCCAACCTTCACGAGGTCGCGCACCCCGTAGGTTCGCGAGACCTTGCGGCCGAGCTTGAAAGTGATGTCGAAGCGGGGCACCCACCGTTCGCCCAAGAGGTCGGGCAGCTGTAGCGCGTCCTCGGCGATGCCTTGGAGCGTCAAGCCCTGAGCCTGCAAGGCGGCATTGGTCTGGAAGAGCTGTGCCGCGTCGCGGAAGTCGTCGACGATCTGCGCGGCGTTCGGGCCGTAAAAGCTCGCGATGCAGTGGAGCGTCTGGTGCACCTCGCGCACCACGTCTCCGCTCTCCGCGTCTTCAGGCTGCCCCTTGCGCCCGCGTTGGTACGGCGTCCCGTGCGTCTGCACGCGCTCTACGCCGACCGCGATCCAGTCCTCGTCGATGCCCGGGCGCGTCCCCGGTCTCGGAAGCCATCGCCTCACGACGCGATGAAGAGGAAGCCCCGTGATGTCCGCCATCCACTTTCGGATGACGTTCTCAGGCGCTCCTCCGCCTTCCTGACCGAGCTTCTTGAGGACGCCTGCCTGTCGACTGTCAATAACCGCCATCAGACACCTCCTCGGGCCAGCACACCATGCGGATGAAGCCCTGCCCGAAGTGGGCGTAGTCGGTCGCGTCCTTCACGACGAAGCGCTTGCCGCGCCACACCACGAAGTCGTAGCCAGAGCCCTGAAAGCCCGGGGCATCGTCGACCATAAAGCGCACGAGGATCGTCCCCGCACGCTGAAGCGCATCGGGAAGCCGCTCGATCGTCTTCGTGTCGGAAGTGACCACAGCCTCCACGCACACGGCGTCGGCATCACGCCACACGGCATTGCCGTCGTCGTCCACGCCCTCGATGCGCCGCACGAGTTTGATGGGCGTCGTGAAGAGCGGGTCGCGGATGACCTCGGAAACGTCAAGAAGTGCCATGTCAGCCCTCGATGTAGAAGTCGATGGAGTCCCGAAGTTGCCCCGTGTTTATGAGGGGCTTGATGTTGCCGCCTCCTCGCTTTTCCTCCTCGCGCTTTCCTTTCGTCATGCGCGAGCGGTTGCGGTTGCGGATCGTCTCGGGCTTGAGCGGCTCGAAACTCCCTTCGGTGAGGTAGGACTTCACCGAAGAGACGGCCTTCATGCCGACCTGATTGAGGATCGTGTCGACCTCCTTCGCGTCGTCGTTGAGAGCGGCCTTCATCGCCGTGCCCATGTCGTGCGCGATGGTGTCTTGGATCTTCTTAACGCCGGGCTCAAGGAACGGACGCGCAGGGATGCCCGCGGCGGGGCTTCCCTTTTCGTGGATATAGCCGAGCTCCGAGTTGGAGATCGTGCCTTCCTTGCGGCGGTCGCCCTTCTCGCCCGAAGCAATGCCGACCATGACCGAGGTGCGTTTGAGCCGCTTGAGCGTATCGTTGAGCGCCTTCACCTTCGAGGTGTGCTCGATTGTGGCGACCGACTTCGCGCTCATAGTTGGATCGCCCCCGCGCCGAAGACGCGCATGAGTTGCCAGAGCTCGCGCCCGTAAGGCGTGGAGTTCCAGAAGCCTGCGCCCTGCTCTACGGTCGACCCCGTGTCGTAGGAGATCGAAGCGCCGTCGACGCTCTTCGAGGACACGACACCCATGCCGCTTCCTTCCGACTTGCCGGAGCCGCCCGAAGAGGCGGAGCCATACGCCGAAAGATAGTGCGCGGTGTAGAGACCGACCGCGTGCGTGCGAACGGAGACCTTGCGCCAGACCTTTTCGGAGAGAAATTCCTCGCCGAGGGCAAGTCGCGTCTCGACCGCAAAGTCGGGGTAAAGGGCTTCCGTGAAGCTCGGGTAGAGCTCTCGGAACTGCCAGACCGTCATGAGTGCCATGTGAAACCCTCAAAAAGAAACCCCGAGGTGATCCTCGGGGCCCTACGTCAATCGCCGTCCTTGAGGTCGCCGTAGTAGACCATTTCGGGACGGACAAATTCGACAGCACCGAGAGCCCCGTAGTAAGGCACGCACTGGGCGTAGCCGCGGAACTGCACGGGCAGGCTCTGAAGCTGAACGAGCGGGAAGCGAACCACGTCGCGGCTCTTCGTGTAAGCCACGATGCGACCGTTGCCCGAGTTGATCGAGCTGTCGGCGAGCCATTTGACCGGGCGAATCTCGAGCGTGGAACCGTTGGCAACCGAGAGGTTGTTGGCCTTCACGTATTCGAGAAGGTTGCGCTCCGTGTTCGGGAGCTGAGTCGAAGCCAGAGCCGAGAAGAAGGCGGGCGGCACAAGCATCACGTTCGGGATGCGCGTGTACTGCGTCTGCTTCCAGGCGTTGCTGAGGATCGTGTTGAAGAAATCGATCGCCTCAGCGGGGGTCGTGGTGCCCGGCGTGAAAGCGCCTACGTCTTCGGTCGTCACCACGGAGTCGTTGTTGAGCAGGCCCTTGACGCCCACTTCTTCGTCGCCGAGGTACACCTGCATGTCGATGTCGAGCTGGTGCTTGAGCTTCATGGCGTCGTACTTCTGCACGTCGATCGGGCGACCGACCTGCATGGCCTTCTGCAGCTCGAAGATGTCGTAGGACACTTCAGCGCCCCACGGCGTGAGCGGAGACGTGACCTTCGAAGCGCTCACGGAGACCGACACGGGGGTCGTATCAGCGCCCTTGATCCACGCCTTCTTGCCGAAGCCCGTGCCGCCGAAGCCGCCCGCGTAGTTCGACAGGATGAAGCTCGTCACTTCATCGGCGATGGTGACGTCTTCACGCAGGTCGATGTCGCGGCTCCACGTGAAGTCGCTGATCGGCTCATAGAGAGTCGGATCGAGGCGCTCAAGCTCGCCGACGAGGAAAGCGCCGGTCGAGGAGATTTCTGCATCAGAGAAACGCATGCTTTCCTCCTTGGGTTAGATGTTGTACGCGATTTCCACGAGGTCCCCGTTGGCGGGCCCCATGAAGACACAGTTGGGAATCGCCGTATTTGCGGGCGCGCTTCCCGCATCAGCCGTCAGAGCGCCGGAGGCGTCGAGGTAGACGGCGGCGCCCTTCTTCGGGGTGCCAGCGGCCTTCACGGCCATGTAGCCGCGCTTGAGGACGGACACAAACGGCATGTCCTGCGTCCACTTGCCGTCGGAGGTCGGGACAGCCTGACCGTATTCGCGAACGGCGAAACCGACAACGGCGTCCGACGTGGCAGTGCAACCCGTCACGCCGTCGGCGGCGCTGTTGAGCTTGACGGGCACGCCGAACGCCTTAACGGGCGTCGTGCCGTCGTTCTTGATGACTTCCACGGTGTTGTCGAAGAAGCCGCGGGTGATGGCGCCGACGTGACCGGCCGTCATCGAGGTACCGATAAACTGTGCCATTACTTGTTCTCCCAGTAAGACTTGAATCGGGCGTTGAGCTCCGCATTGCTGGAGCGAGCCTTCGGGGCGCTGTCGCCCATGCGCTGAGTGGCGCGCGGGTTGTGCGCGGCACGCTTCATCTGAACCGCCGCCTTGAAGGCGATGTCGAGCGCCTTGCCCTTAAGCTCTGCGGCGTCACCGAAAGCGGTGATGCCGGAGCCCTTCAGAGCGATGCGGCGAACGCGGTCGAGCATGCCCTTCGTGAACTTGCCGCCCTTGGCGTCGCCTACAGGCTTCGCCATGCCGGGGCAGACCTCTTCGGCGTCCTGCACGACCTGCTCGACTTCGCCTTCGTCGGCGATCTCGTCTTCGTCGCACACTTCGTCTTCGTCCGTCGTCTCTTCGTCAGCCGTCTCTTCGTCCTGAGCGGGCGGAGCGGGCGGCGTCTGCATGGCCGCGATCAAGCTCTCGAGCTTTTCGAGTCGCTGGACCAGAGCCACGAGGGGATCTTCCGCAGGAGCGGCGGGAGGAACATCGTCCTTCGCAACCACTTCACTTTCGTCGAGGACCTCATTCAGGCCCTCTTCGTCGCCGTCGCGGAAAAGACGGCGAATACGCTGCTTCAGCGTCATGTGGGATTTGCTCATCGAGCCATCTCCTATTTTGCAAGCCTCGCCACAGCGGGCCTTTTTGACCAGAGCAAGGTGGTTCCCCACGATGCCCTCCTGATGCCCCCGACCGTCACCGTCGTCTACGGCGCGTGCGTCGTAGCCGCAGGAGACCTCTTCGAGCTCCCCGCGCTCCACGATGTCGATGCCGCGCTGACTGTCGAGAAACAAGTCCGCCAGAAGGAAGCCGCTTTGTTCGCCTTCCCCTTGCCGAACGTTCTGCACATGACCGACCCTGATTGCGTTGATGTTTTGCGGATCAGCGAATCGGTCGTGCCCGATGACGACGGGCTTCCCTTCGAAGCTCGCAATCGTCTCGGGTCTGAAAAGCTCTTCGGGCGTGCGCGTCATGATGACCTTGCCGCCCCTGCCCTTTACTGCGCCGCAGAGCTCGAGCGCCGTGTACTCAAACTCCCCGACGCGGGAAATCGGCACGGCCTGACAGATCAGGTAGCCCTCGGGCGTCTTCACCCGCGTCGGGCTCACCTTTTCGGTGGCGTAGAAATTTCCATCTTTGAATTTCATTTGTCGTACATGCTCTTTGGGAAAAGTGGCTCCGCAAAACATCGACAATTCCACGTAGATCCGGGATTTCCCTTAATCGGTACCCCGCCCTTCCCGTGATCGCATACGGGCGGGTCGTCCCACCTCTGGATCGTCCCGTCGAGCTTCGCGTGCATCGATCGCACGGATCCGTCGCCGACGGTGTGCCATATGTAGTGGGTCGAGCCCACGTCCTTCGCGCGGGCCTGCGTGAAATTGCTTCGGCTTCGCGCCGTTTCCGTGCGGGCAATGAGGACCGCTCGGGAGTCGCTTTTCGCCCCGAGGTCCTTCTTGATGCGCTTGGCGATCTCGTCGAAGCGCTGACCCTTGGAGAGGCCGTCCTTGACCCATTCCTGCACGTCCTGCGCGGCTTGGCGCGGGAGCGAGGTGATGAGGTCGATCTGCGCCTGCTGAAGGCGCGAGTACTCCGCCCCAACGCCCTTGCTCTTGAGGAGCTTGCGCGTCTGTCGAGAGATGCCCTCGCCGACCTTCATCCAGGTGTCGTAGTCGATCTTGGCGGTGCGCTTGACCATGAGGCCGCCGACGTCCGCCGCCCAGTCGCGAAGCTGATCCGAATACGAGAAAAGGCGGCGCTGAATCACAGCCGCCGCCTCCATCGGGTCCGTTTCTTCGTCGAAGCTCTGAGCGATGTCATCAATGCGCTTCGAGATCTGTCGGAGTCGCTTGCGGTACCACTTCTCGACGTTCGCCGACGCCGTTGGCTCCCGAAAGGCCTTCTTCGCCTTCTTCTTGCTGACCTCCATTCAGTCCTCCCATGAGCCCGATGCCGTCGGGTCCGAGCGAGATGTCGGGCGGCATCATGCCGTTGTCGGCGTCGTCTGCCGCGTCGATGTCCTCGTCCGTGATCGAGGCGAAGAGCCCGATCGTGTCGGAAAGCTTGCGGAGCTCCTTGAGCGCCACGCTGACGGGGATCGCGTCCGCCTGAAGCGCACTGATGATCGCGCCCGTAAGCGTTTGCGCGGCCTGAGCCTTCTGCTCGTTCGTCATCTGCCAGAGCGAGCGGAACTCGAAGAGCAAGTCCCGTCCCGGCTTCGCGCCCGTAGCGCTCTCGTACATCACGTTGAGAAGCCGCTTCAAGCCCGGTCGAAGATCCGTGTCCTGATCGTGTCGAACGTTGTCGTAGTAGATGCGCAGGTCGCTTTCGCCCGTGGAATTGAAGCCGACTGGCGACTGGCCGAATAGACGCACCAGCGGAACGCCGATTGCGCCCGAGATCTGCTGCCCAAATTGCAGAAGGACTTCAGGGATACCCGTAAACGTGTATTGCAGGGTCTGGAAGTCGTCTTCCGTGTCCCCGATCGTCATCCCCTCAATGCCCTGGAACGTCCGCATGTAGTCCATCTGGGCGAGGAAGCCTTCACGCGCCATGTCGTTCGTCAGGATCTCGCGGAGGCCCTTCACTCGGTAATAGCGCAGATACGCCTTCGAGAGGAGCTGTGCCGTGCCCTGCGACGCGAGGTCGAACATTTCCACGCGGTCGAAGATCGGCTCCAAGATCGAAGCCCCCCAACCCTGATACGCGATGCGCAGGTTGTACGGGAGCCGACGCCCTTCGAAGCGGATCACGCGGGAGTGATGCACCCTCAAGCCCTGCACGGAGTCGATCTCCGAGGCGCCCGAGAGAATGGTGTAATACTCTGGTTTCCCGAAGTCGGGGCCGAGCGTCTGGACGACTTCCGTCGACGCCTGAATCTGCCACCGATCGAAGACCGTGAGGCCGCGGAAGGTGTCCTTACGGACCACGCCGAGCGGCTGACTCATGTCCTCGCCGTCGATCATCATGACCGCGATCGCGCCGCCGTATAGACGCGACCACTTCAGCGCGTCGCAAATGCCGTCCCATACGCGGCAGTCGTCGAGTATGGCGTTAAGGGCGTCGATAACTGCGGGATCGTCGGCCTTGATGTCGATCCCCTCGCGCGTCATATCCTCCGCGACGATGTCGACCGCAAGCCCGCAGATCCATGATCCTTGGTAGGCCCACTCGAGCTCTTGGCGCTGAACCGTCTGATACTTCGGTTTGTAGGTCGTCGCCTGAAATGCGTTCTGCGTCCCGATTCGGAGGAGCGGGTTGAAAACGCCGTCTCCGAAGCGGCGCTTAGCGACCATCGCGCTGGCGCTACGCATCGCCGCCTTCTTTTCACGTCGTCTGCTCATCGCATCCTCTGTCGTCCAAGTTGAGCCCAACGTTCCATGCCGGGCGTTGTGATGTAGCCGTCGAGCGCGTAGCGAAGCGCGTCGAGGCAGTGATTGAATTTGTCGACGATGACGGGGAGCACCTCGCTCGTCGTCTTGTCGATTTTGTAGCTGTACAGCCTGAACTCATCAGCGCAGTGCTTGCACCGCGGATGAATGACAATCTTGTCGAAGCTCTTCAAGTAGGCGATGCCGTCCTCGATGGAGCCCTGCCACTTCTTCGCGGCGCTGATGCGAAAGCCGCATCGGTTCGCGAGGTAGCTGATCGTCTCCGGTCGTGCTGCATCCGCCTTGATCGGCCACTTGTCCGCGCCCGGCACAGAGCGGTAGAGCGCGGGTAGCTCGTCGATCTCGACCCCGACGCCGTAGGCTTCATGGTCGATGAAGAGCTTCTTGTCCTTGATGAAGCACCGAACCAGAGTCGACGGGTCTTTTGCGAAGCCGAAGTCCGCGCCGAAGAAGAGGCGGTCTGCGTGCTCGCCGAACTCGTCCGGGAATGCCTCCACGACGTAGCGCCCCTTGAAGATCTGGGCGTCGCTGATCGTCCGCGGGTATCCCTCCCAGATGTGCAGGTACTTTTCGAAATCGTTCGCCTTGTCCCACTCCATCTGAGCGCGAAGCTCTGGCGGGAAAAAGGGGTTTTCGTCGTAGTTGACCTTGCGGACGTAGGCATCTGGCGGCGGGTTTTCGATGAAACGCTTCGTCGTCGGGTCGTCCGCGAGCAAGGGATTGAAAGTAACCCAGATCTCGCTTCCCGCCTTGCGGATCGTAGGGATGAGCACGGACCACGACTCTTCCGAGACGGTCTGCCCCTCCTCGACCCAGCACACGTCGACGCCTTCGGTGGACTTGATCGACTGGCTGTTGTGAAAGAGGCCCTTGAAGATGAAGCGCGATCCTGTCGACTTGTGACGGATTTCCGCCTCAAGGAAGTCGAAGCGCCCGTCGATGCCAAGGCGTTCCGCCGTGTCCTTGAGGACTTGGTAGGACGAGTCTCGGATTGAGTTCTGGATCTCACGACAGCACAGCACGCGGATCTTCGCAAGATCGGCCATGACCACGAGCGCCTGCGCGACCGCCCACGACTTGCCAGACCCGCGTCCGCCGTAGAAGACCTTGAAGCGGTGCGGCTTCCAGATCTCGGCAAAAGGATCACTCTTGCTCACCCTTCACAGCCTCCGCAATCTTGGCGTACACGTCCGCCAGTCCGCCGCCGTCGACCTTCGCGTCGATGGATACACGCTTGCGGTCGCCAAAGAGTTCGTCGTTGCGCAGTGCGGCGCTTCTGGCGAAGCCTTGTCGAGCCGCCTTGAGAGCATCGACGATGCCACTCGGAATCGGCTCGCCCTTCTTCAGGTATTCCAGAGCGATCTTCAGCAAAAGCTCGTCAACGCCTCTCGCCTTTGCGTCGTAAACGTCCGCTGACACTACGCGCGCGCACGCGGATAGTTCAAGAAATTCGGGATTCGCCTTCTTCCAATTCCATAGCGTCGTCGTGGAAGGGATCCCGTCCTTTCCAGCAATTTCGTATTCGGACTTTCCGCTCGCGATAAGCTCGCAGATCTTCTCAACGAGTTCCGGTGTGTATAAGGATTTCCTGCCCACCTTTTGGAGGGCGTCTTGAGGCTTTTTCGCTGTCATATCACCCTCGTTTCGGTTGCGGGACCGACCAAAAGCAAAAAGCCCCGCATTTCTGCGAGGCTCTTTTTCTGGACGCGCCAAGGGGGCCACCTTTGGCCCCCAAACAGACCGACTTCAAAAAGTCGCTGCACGCTGATCAGTTGTCACCACCAATTCTATCACGTTCCTCGATTCTGTTGAGGTAGTTCTGCACGATGTGGCGGATTCTTTTCACGGATCGGACAAACTCGCGTTCGGAGACGTGATTGGTGCGCAGAATGCGCGAGATCGGCGTGTTGGGGGCGGTGTAGAGCGCGATGAAGAGTTTCCTGTCCCGTCGGTCGCGGAGCGTCTCGTAAGGCGTGGAGAGCACGGCGTCGTTGATGATCTTCGCGTCCTTCTCGTCGATGACGATGACGTGCCGCTCTCTGGCGCGTTGCTCGGCCTCCTCCTTCGTCATGCCCTCCTCGATGAGACGGTAGAGCGGAGAGGTTCCGCGTCGTGCGCACCCATCTCCCGCCCATCGTCCCCAGTTTTCAAGTCGTCCTTCGAGCACGGGATCGTCATCAGCGCCCCAGTCCATTGCGATGCTCCTTTTCCCAAGCGTCCCGACATTCAGCGCAGCACCACCGACGAGCCTTGCGGATCCCCGCTTCCGTCGGTTCGATGACCTCAATCACCTCATCGCACCAGAGACACAGCGACGCCACCTTCGGGCGCGGACCTTCCGGTCTACGACTGTGAAAAAGATCTTCGTTGTGCATCCACTGCGCGGCCTTTTCCGCGCGATCAGCGTCATCCATAAGTTTTCTCCTCGATGATTACGCGCACGCCGTCGGTCTCGGCGTAGCGCTTTGTTGCGTAGACGGCGACGACCTGTGAGTCGTCCAGAAATGCGATTCCGTTGCATCCGTCGAGAACTGCTTTCAAGTAGTTGTCGATGTCGGGCCTGCCGGGAGTGATGAAGCCTCCAAGCGCGTTTTTCGTCTTGGTTTTGGTCCATGACTTTGGAGGCTTCACCATGACCTCAACGGAAACACGCTGCGGATGGACGCTCGGCAACTTGCCCTCCATCGCCTTGCGGCACTCCCACGCGACCGCCTGCTCGTAGGCGCGAGTCTTCTCGGGGGTGTAGGTATGCCCTGTCCTAGTGAAGCGCGGGCGACCCTTGCCGACCGGCTTTCCTGCGACAAAAAACTCGATCATCTTTCTCTCCCTGCGTAGGGGTCCGTGGATCCGTCTTCGGCGAAGCACTCGATGTCCTTGAGCGTGCAGACGACGAGCTCGAGCCCTTTCTTGCGAAGGAGCGAGCGCACCATGCCGAAGCCGTCGTGAACCCCGTAGAAAAATGCGTAGGCTTTGCCGCGTCGCTTGAAGAGGAAGCGGGCATCAGCTTCGGGATAGGTCGTTTTGTCGTCGGGATCCACCTGGATCCACTCCAGTTCTTTCTTCACCTTTCCTCCGTTCATCGTTACCTCTCTGTTGTGTTGGTTCCCCTCCGTGAGAAGATTGAGGTGTCCTACTTCCATCAACCAACCCACAGAGGGGAAAATGCTTAATTCGTTAATTACGGCCTTCGCCGCAATCGGAACCTTTCTGACTGCCTATTTCATGTTTCCTACGTTCCTGTCCACTGCCTTGACGATTTCCGCTTCGGTTGTAGACGTCCCTGGTGCGAATCAAAGGGGATCGAAAGGAGAAGAGCTTCAGAAGAATGGCTACTTTCTCCTTTCTGTCGAATTGACCGCCGCTCCTAACGCCGTTGCGAATCTGAACTCGATCCAAGTTCGAGGCGGGAAGATTCCCGAGAACATCGACGGAACGCTCGGAGACATTCACAACATGGTTTCCGACAGAATCCGAATTTCTGGATCTATCCCGCACGGAAAGACCCGTCTTCTTCGCGTGTACGTCCTTCCTGACGACTCTGAAAGCGGAGAGCTTGAAGTGATTGTTCGCTACAGCCCTTTCCGTTCGGTTCGCCAAAAATGTCCGTACCGTCGGACTCACTACTACGGCGAGTGAGCTCCTTCTCGAGCTTGTCAGCCCTGTCCCATAACTTGTTGACGATCCACCGAAGGTCCATGATCTGAATTTGCGCCATGACGAAGCATGCGCAGAGCGCGAGGATGGACACGCCCCAGAGGATGGATGTGACGGTTTCGCTCATTCCCCGCCCTCCAGCAATTCATCGACCGAGCGATAGCGCTTTCGCACGCTTGCGCCGTGGAGCGGAAGGAAGATGCTGCGGTACTGAACGCGGTCCCAGAGGCGTTCTCCGAGCATTCCGCGCACCGTCTGTTCGCGGCGCTCTTCGTCCTTCGTGTCTGGTTGCACGTTCGAGATAAAAATCGTCGGGCGGCGTTCCGTCACGCGGGAATCAATGAGCGGATAGAGCGACGTTTCCTCGAATTTGGAGCCGTACTGCACGCCGATTTCATCAATCACCAACAAGGGCGCGTTCATGTAGGGCTTGAGCGGGTCTTCGCCAAACTTGGCGTTTTTGATGGCGCGAATAAGTTCCCACGTCATCACGTACTTCCCCGGCACTTCGGGCATCAGGGCACGCAAAAGAGCGCACGCGAGGTGCGTTTTGCCCGTCCCCGTTTCGCCATAAAGGAAGAGGCCAACGCCCTTCCCTTTCACCTCTTCGAAACGTTCGGCATAGAGTCGGACTTGCCGCAGCGTTTCCGCGTTGCCGGGGTCCGAGAACGTGACGGAAGCAAGATCGACGTTTCGATAGTCAGTTGGAATGCCAGAGCTATTCACCAACTGTTCAATCCAACGCTCGCGTGCGGCACGGCGTTCGTTCTCCTCTTCGATCTTGTGTCGCTCCTCTTCCGCGGCTAACTCCTCCGCGTGCTCTTCATACCATTCACGCCTACACGCCGGGCATTCAATGTCACGGGCGACAAATTCTCCGTTCGACTTGAAAAAAGCACTTGTGGAGAACTCGCCGTGCTTCGGGCACAAGTAAACGACGGACCCCAAAAACCCGTCTCGTTCGGTTCTAACAACCTTGTACTCGTTTTGTTTTTTCATGTTTGACTTCCTTAAAAATCGTCATCGAGCGCCATTTGCTCTCGTGAAAGGGGACGGTTGAAAGATCGTTGCGGAGGCCGAGTCGAGTTGAAGCCACCTTTGTCTCGGACGTACTTCGCTTGGAAGCTCTGCCATCCCTGTTCAACGCAAAGAGTCATCGCCTGCTCGAGGGTGATGCCGGCGGCTTCGGCTTCGCGGCGCATCCCCCTGAGGGCGAGTTCCGTGAAGGTCTTGCGCTTCTCCTTTCGCAGGATGAGGAACTCATCCCAGACTTGTTCGCCGACGTCATCGGGACGGGCGACCGTGGTCTTCGTGCGCTTCGACTTCGCCTTCGGCTGCTCGGTGTCGGGGAAGAGAACGAGGTCGTCAGGGGTTGTGCGCGTATCTATCCCTGTACCTTCTTGTCTTATCCCTGTATTCCCTGTTCCAGTACGAAATTTCGTACCTTCCTGAGTACGGTTTTTCGTACTCAAGTGAGTACGGTTTTTCGTACCTTCCTGAGTGTGGGATCCTGTACGTTCGGTTTCCTGAACGTCCGAGATTTCGGACTTACGGGTTTTCGGACTTTCGGGCCGTTTCGAATTGATCCATTCCTCAGGACGGAACCCGAGGAGGCGGTAGTAGACCCGTTTCCTGAGCGACCCGTTGTCCGCACGTAGCCACTGGACGCGCTTCGAAATCAGACCCTGACGCTCGAGAGCAGCCGTCGCCTTGATGATCGTTTGCCGGTTCATCCCCGTCTCGAAGACGAGCGTGTCCAACGACGGCCAACATTCCGTTTGGTCGTCGCCGATCATCCAGTCCGCCAAAAAGAAAAGGATGATCCTCGGACTCGATCCGCCCTCAACCTTCTGAGCCAGGGCCCAATGCTTTGCACCGACGCTCATGGTGAGCCTCAATCGGAAACAGCAGAACCTTCTCGGCCCGCACCCGCGCGAGTGGTCGAGACGACGGTCGTGGGCGGGAAGTATTCGTTGAAAACGTTGGCGGGAAGCCCCGTCAACTCCACGACTCGCATGACGTGCTTCGACGAGATCCGACCCCGAATCTTCCACTGGGAGACGAGACCGGTCGAAACACCGAGGCGCTGCGCAAACGCAGTCTGCGTGACGCCGAGCACGCGGCAAGCCAAATCGACTGGATTCTTGGTCATCTTGGTAAGTGTAGACATGATTGACGGAACGATATTAGCATCTTTAGCGTTCGTTGACAACAAAGGCTAAATCGTGAATCCACAGGGGTTTTTAGCTTTTGTTGTATTCTTGGGCCAAGGAGTCCACTTATGACGAAGTTCAAAGACCGCCTATCTTCTTTGCTTGCGGCAAAGAACCTCACCTACACACAGCTCGCTTCTGCGATCGGAGTCTCGCGCCAAGGCGTCCAGACGTGGGCCGCGGGCAGATCCGTCCCGACGGGAAAGAACCTCTATCGACTCGCCGACTTCTTCGGCGTATCGGCCGACTGGCTGAAGACCGGAGAACACCCAGACGCCGACGACGTGGGCGAGCCAGTTGGACAGGTACCAACCTTCGACAAACTTCCCGAAGACGACTTCGTATACGTCCCCGAGTACGGCCTGACCTTCGGAGCGGGCGACCGAGAGGCGCCCACGCTGACGCAGCTAGAGCAGCAGAAGAGCGCCGTCTACCGCCGCAGCTTTTTCCAGAGCCGCCAGATCAATCCTCAGAAAGCGAGGAGAGCGACAGTCGAGGGAGACTCAATGGAGCCGCTTTTGTGGGACGGGGATAAGATCCTTTTCGAGGAGAACCCCGGCTGCCCCATCAAGGACGGCGCCGTCTACGCGATGAGCTACGGCGGCTCGATGAGAGTCAAGAGACTGTTTCGAAAAGCAAACGGCGATCTGATCCTCCATAGCGACAACCCACGCTATCCCGACGAGACAATCTCGGGAGACGAACTGGACCTCGTTCGGATCTACGGAAGAGTCATAGACAAGTCTGGAAACGGCGGATTGTGATCCGCTACCCCCTCAACCATCCCGGCCAGGTGCCGGGATTTTTTTTGTGTCCAAATTGACAACCGTCAATAAATGCTAAAAATCCCCTCCCGCCTTTTGACAACAAAAGCTAAACACGCTACATTGTCACTGTCAATTTTCGCCACATATTTTGTGGCGCATTTTGACAATCCCCCTGGAGCCGCCTTCGGGAAGGTATGGGGGACGGATGCGGCAACGAAAGCCGAAAGTGCGGATGAGCCCGGATCGAGGTTTGGGACCCTCGAAATTACCTCTCGGAAGGGAGGAAAGCTCCAACGGCCAGTAAAGCCGGAAAAGCAGGGCGCCGACGTCAGTCGCAAGACTGGAAGCCACGATGGCCCTGAGCGTGGGTGGCCTAGGGAACCGAGAGGTTCCCTTGAAGCCGCTTCCCTTCCTTGTGCGACGTTGGGATTGGAGGCGGCTTCAAAGGAACTCCTACTCGATGCAACATCGTGCGGTTTCACGCGGTTTCGCGCGGTTTCATGCGGTTTCATGCGGTTTCATGCATAATGACATTGGAGGACATCAATGATTCTGTCAAACGGGCGCTACAAGGCGCTCACGAGGTTTTTTGCGGGATTTCTTGAGAAACTCAGCGTCGCGAGCCTTGCGGTCGGACTGTTTCAAGGAAACCCGCTCGGTCTAGTTGTAGGGGCGACCTTTCTGATCGTTTCAGCAGGGATCGTCTGTTATCTGGGAGAAGATTAAATGAGCGTTTGGACGGCTACTCTCCTTTTTGGGTTGATTGTAGGAGCCATTGGCATTTACTGCGCCATCAAGGCTAACCAACCGAACCACAAGCACTAAGTCACCCGACTCCAGTCGGTGTTTTGCTATCAGGCCCGCCTAGCGCGGGCCTTTCTTTTACCTACGTAGTTTTCCTGGGGACAGAATGTCCCAAGGAAGCCCTCTCGAAGCCGCTTGCTTCTCTCGCTCGCACTGCGGACCCATTCTCCCCCGCAGGCGGCTTCGAAAGATCTTCCCGCCCCGCCACGCACGTCCCTCCTCGCGGAGACCTTTTCCTGGTGCGCGGTGCGGCGGCCCCTTCCATGCTCAGCCGACAGAGGGGTCGGCTGTTTCACCCCGCGGCCTTCACTGGTCGCGGGGCTTTTTCATTTCGGAGCACACCATGAAGTCGATCCTCGCCAAGCTTCACGCCGCATACGTCGACGTGATGTTCGCAGCCAAGGCCCACGACATCACCCCGGCGCAGGCGCTCTTCTGGACCGTCGCGGCCGCCTTCATCGTGTGCCTCCCCACCGCCTTCTTCTGGGCGCTCGGCACCCTCTGGAAGGCGACCCACTGAACCACCATCACAAAGGACGCAAAGATGGAAAAGACAGACCTCTCAGACGTGCGGGAAGTGGTTGTCGACTACGCGGCGATGCCGCCAGACGATCAGTGGAACTTCCGCCGCGGGATGCACGCGAGCGGGAATTTGACTTGCTCAGACTCATTCCTTCACCAACACCTCATGGAGCTCGACCTCATCCGCATCGCAGGATTTCGGACCTTCATGCTCCAGACCTTCTCGCTGCCCTTCACCTGGGGCTACTGCTTCGGGTCAGAGATGACCGTCAGCGAGAAGCGAGCTCTCAAGACTCAGGAGAAACAGAATGTTTGAACACTTCGACACCCCGCGGGCGCCGCTCCAGTTCGCGCCAGAACCATCGTGGCCCGGTCTCACCCCCTACGAGCGCGCCCTCGACGACCTCGCCGGAAATGACGGCACGATGGTCGTCCGCGCATGCTGCGCGATCGGCGAACACGTCGAGGACGCCTTCAACGACGACTTTGTCCTAACCGAGATCGGCCTGGAGGCCGCACGCAACGCCTTCGAGGACCTCGTTGAGAAGGCCCGCGAAGCCTTCGACTCCTACGAGCGCAAGCTCGAAGACATCGAAGAAAGGAGGAAGCATGGGGTACTGTGACAACCATCCCTGGGACGACGAGGTCGACCCCTTCGAGGACGCGATACTCCTCGCAAAGAGCGAGGAAGGCGAACGCCTCTGCGACGCCCTGGACGAGTTCCAGATCTTCCTCCACGAAGACATCCGGCATGAAACTTTCGAGACCCCTGAAGAGCTTGTCGAAGCCATGCGCATTTTCGACGGGCTCGTGGAGCAGACGCAAAGGCGCTTCGCGGCCTACATCGCGAAGCTCGCCGCCATCCAGGAGGAGCACCATGGACACGCATGACGACGACCTTCAGGATTCCTGGTGGCGCACCTGCGACTTCATTGCATCCGCCGCCGAAACGGTCCTCTTCATCGGAAGCTTCTTCCTTAGCATCCTCGCGCTGTGCGGCATCGCCGCCTTCTTTTTGTGGGTGGCTGAATGATGCCTTACGGACGCCGACGACGAAGAAGCTACACGAGGCGCGTAAAGCCGAAGCCCCACCCCATCCCCCGAGGCGAGCCCAAAAAGCCCGCCTCTTTCTTCGCCCGCATCTGGGCGATCATCAAAGGACTCTTCAAATGACCGAAACGAACACCCCCGCTCCGACCGGTAAGATCTACGCCGCCCTCGCAAAGGCGCAAGCCGCCTTCAAGCCCTGCGTCAAGAACCGAAAGGCAAACTACGGCAAGTACGCCGACCTCGCCTCGATCCTAGCGGCGACGCAACCCGCGCTCAACGCGAACGGCTTGGCAGTGATCCAACGCGTGACCTCCCGCCCCGAAGGCGTAGAGGTCGAAACGATCCTCGGGCACGAAAGCGGCGAGACGATCTCGAGCGGCCCGCTCTTCATGCCCGTCACCCCTAGCAAGGGGATGAACCCCGCGCAAGCCTTCGGGTCCGCACGCACCTACGCCTGCCGCTACTCGCTCTCCTCGCTCCTCGGCATCGCCGCCGACGATGACGACGACGGCAACGCCGCAGGTTTCGGCAGCGCTTCTGAGCGCTACGCCGAGCGCAAGCCGCAGGGCTTCACCCTCACGCAGGAGCACGTCGATCAGGCTAAGGCGTTCGCCATGAAGGGAATGCCCTCCTACGAGGCGTACTTCAAGGCGCTCCCTGTCGAGCACCGCAAGGCGCTGATCGACAGCGGCTGGCACGAAGCCCTCAAGCGTGACGCTCAGGCCGCCGATCAGGGAGGTGCGCAGGCATGACCGAAGGCAACCCCCTCCAGCGAACCGCGGAATGGCTCCGCGATCGGACGGGGTGCCTCACGGCATCCCGCTTCGCCGACGTCGTGGCCCGCAAGCGAGACGGCACGCCCACGAAGGCGTACTACGACCTCATCGACGTGCTCATCGCAGAGCGCGTCACCGGCGACTCGATCGGCATCGGCACCACCGCCGCCATGCAGTGGGGCATCGACCACGAGGACGAGGCCCGCGCCGAGTACGAAGCTCAGACCGGGGCTTTCGTCGATCTGGTCGGCTTCGTGCCGCACCCGACCGTCGACTGGCTCGGCGCCTCCCCCGACGGGCTCGTCGGCGACGACGGGCTCGTCGAGATCAAGTGCCCGTATTCGACCGTCGTCCACCTGCGGCGCATCGCCGCGAAGGAAGTGCCTGCGGAATACCGCCCGCAGATGCTTCTCCAGCTGATCTGCACGGGCCGCAAGTGGTGCGACTTCGTGGACTTCGATCCGCGCCTCATCGGCGGCCCCTATGAGCGGCTCGCCTTCTGGACGATCCGCTTCGAGCCGACCGAGGAAGAGCGTCAGCAAGCCCTCGCGCTCGCAAAGGACTTCCTCGCCGAGGTCGACAGCAAGCTGTGCGCCCTTCTCGAAAAGCCCCTCCCCGCAAAAAAGGAGGTGACAGTCATGGACATCAAGGAGTTCGCCCAGCACTACGAGGACGATGAGGTCGAGGTCTATCCCGACAAGTTCGACTACCGCGCGTGGTTCGTCGCCAAGGACAAGGAAGGGAAGTATTGGGGTATCTACACCCACTACGACCCTGAGAGCGGCTACAGCTCTCTCCGTGACGCGGGCTTCGAAGACGAGAAGCCCGAGCTGGTCGAGCCCATCTACGGCATCACTGACTTCAAGCGCGTCAAGCGCGCTTAACCCTTTTGGCCCCGTCCCGCTTTCTGACGTCCTTTGACGGTGCGCGGGGCCACCTCATTTTTGGAGAAACCAATGATCTACGGTTATGCCCGAGTGAGCTCGGTCGACCAAAACCTCGACCGCCAGACGACCGCCCTCAACACCGAAGGAGTGCAGTCGATCTTCACCGACAAGATGTCGGGGAAGGATCTTCACCGCCCCGGCTTCGAGGCGCTGAAGGATGACGTTCAGGCGGGGGACAAGATCGTCGTGGTGAGCATGGACCGCCTGTCAAGAAGCCTCAACGACCTTCTGACGACCGTCAACCACTTCACGGAAAAGGGCGTGACGATTCGCTTCATCAAAGAGAACATCGAGATCACGCCCGACAACGTGTCACCGATCAGCAAACTGCTTCTCGGGATCATGGGCGCGGTCGCGGAGTTCGAGCGCAACCTCATCCGGGAGCGACAGAGAGAAGGGATCGAGCTCGCAAAAAAGCGCGGCGTCTACAAGGGGAGAGCACCAGTGCAGCTCGAAAAGATTGCACAGGTCAAGCAGCTCGTCGCCGAGGGAATTTCCGTGGCAAGCGCATGCCGACAGGCCGGGATCGCAAGAACGACTTTTTACGCCAAGAGAGGCGAACTGCTCGGGGAAGGAAACTCCGCCTGGGCACAGTGAAAAGGAAAAACCATGGCAAATTTGCACTTCCGCGTGCCCGTCACGCTCGACGTCCGCCTCGACGTGGACGATCCCGTCGCCCGTGTCCACAAGTGGCGCACGTGGCCGAAGGAAAACCCTCCGGAGGGAGAGGATCTTCTCCTTCGGTTCCGACACAACTCCAGAAGCTACACCGTCATCGGCATCTTCGAAGGAGACGACATCTTCAGCGATTCCGTTGGAGTGACGCTTTTCTGCCCTGCTGGATGGGATGAAGACGATCTCAGCTATGACGAGCTCGTCTTCCGCGGACCGTTCCCCGATGAGGTCCGCTGGATCCCGCTCGTCGAGCTGTTGGAGGGCGTCGAAGATGCCGAAGTCGAAGAGCAAGCGTAAGGCCCGCTCCGGGCGCGGGCGCACGCACCGCGTCGTCGGCACGCCCTACGCCATCATGCGGCACTTCCCGATGTGGGACGAGGACCGGCAGGCGCTTCAGCTAGACGTCGAAGTCGCCTATCGCGCACTGCGCGACGGCAAGGCTTCGAAGGAAGACATCGAGACCGCCGCCTGCACCCTCGCCGCTCGCTTCGAGTCCTCCGCGCTCATCGCCGAGCGCGTTCTGGACAAGGGAAGGCTGCACGCCGCCGCGTTGCGGCAGGGCATCACCCACCTCTACTACCTCATGAAGGACTTGCAGAGCGGAGTGACGCCGCCCGAAAGCGTCTGGCCGTCGATCGAGTACGGCGTCGACGCCGTGCAGGCGGTCGAGGAGGCCGCGACCAGAGACGAGCTACACGGTGCGTATCTGGCCGTCATGGAGCGTCGCATGCGCGTCGAGTCTCAAGCAATCAGGGAGGCACAAGCATGCTCGACCTGAAGACCGTCGGAGCCTTCGTGCTCTTGGTGCTCCTCGAACCCTTCGCAATCGTGGGCCGCGTGATCTTGGAGGTGGTTCACCTCCTCTTCATCGCGGTCCTTTTCTTTCTCGCGGCAGGGATGACCATCGTCGACCTCTGCCTCGACCTCTTCAAAGGAGGACGGGCATGAAATACCGCCTAAAAGACAAATTCACCCAACGCCGCCTCGACGAGATCAGCGGCGGCGACTTCTCGGAGCGGCTGCAGGAGTCCGTCTCCAATGTCGCGCCGTGCGTCGTTGTTTCCTTCGGGAAATACCCCGGCGAGGAAAAGCGCCTGCGCTTCATGGCGGCGTTCGAACACAAGGAAGTCGAGGCCATCCCTGCGCTCTATGACCCGACGGTCTGGAATGAATGGCCGAACGCTGAACCACCGCACAACGTCCTGATGCGCGTGGAGATCTTCCCGAAGGGCGATTACCTGAAGGAGCGGATCACGCCGTGCTCGGACAATGCGTACGCGCGTCGCGTGCTCACCTGCGCCCGCTGGGTCGACTGGTGGCGGCTCACCGACACGGACGAGAAGATCGACCCGCGAAAGATTGAGCGCCTTCGTTACCGACCTTGGGAGTTTGAGGAATGAAGAAATACAGGCTAAAGGACCGCGACCTGCAAAGGAAGCTCGACAGGCTCATTGACACCATTGCTCGTGCCCTTTATGCTCTTAATCGTCGGCTGAATATCTCCGTATCAGCCACCTAATCCTCACTCCTTCTTAACGAACACCGGAAGAGCTCTCGGCCACAAACCGAGGGCTCTTTCTTTTTTCGATCTACCTTCAGACACTCACTCAGGCCTCGCACTTTGAGACCCTTTCTTGACAAAGCGCCTTCGATCAGGTAGCCTTTCCTTGCCCCGTGAAAAAGACGGGGACGGGATTGGCGTCCCGGATTCGAAAGGCGCACAGCCGCCGACCGTTGGAAGCGGCTTTTTTATTGGCTGTGCGCATGGGTACCTCAAGTTGTGCCCATGCAAGTCTCCTATTTATGGTGGGGCTTGCAGGCTCCTTCGGGAGGCCGGAACCTTTCGACCGGTACGCCAACCTGCAAGCCCTGCCGCCCGATTGGCGTCGAGCGAGTAGGCTCATCCACAATCGAAAGGAGACTTGTCATGCAAGTCATTTCACACGCTCCCTTTGGAGCACTCACTGACGCGCTCGCCAAGATGCGCGCCCGAAATCTCAAAGCTTCCGAAGCGAAGGACATGGCCGAACTCATCCGAGGGGATGCGCAGGCCGTCGTCCGGCTCCTTCACGAAGCCCTCTCCTCCTCCGTTCCCGTGTTCGACCGCGCCAGTCTCGCGGAAGGAACCTACACCGTTCTTTCGCTCCTCGAAGCTGCCGATTTTCTGAACACCATGGAGGAAGACCATGAATGAACTCATCCCGATCACTGTCGCCACGATCGGCGGCGAAGAAGTGAACGCCGTCAGCGCTCGTGTGCTCCACGCTTCCCTCGGAAACAAGGACGCTTTCGCCCACTGGATCAAGGACCGCATCGAGCAGTTCGGATTCCTTGAGGGACAAGACTTTGTGACTTTTTGGGAAAATTCCCAAAAAGGTCGTCCCCGCAAAGAGTACGTCGTCTCGATCGGAATGGCGAAGGAACTCTGCATGGTCGAGCGCAACGAGAAGGGTAAGCAGGTCCGCCTCTACTTCATCGAATGCGAGAAAATCGCAAAGCAGAAGACGGCCACGGCGCTCCAAATTCCTCAGTCCCTTCCGGAAGCTCTTCGCCTCGCCGCGAACCTCGCGGAACAGAAGATGCAACTCGAAGCGAAGGTGAAGGAAGACGCGCCGAAAGTCGAATACTACGATCAGTTGCAGGAAGCGCCGGGCGAAATCACCTTCACGCGCTTCGCCAAGCTGATCGGCATTCAGCGCAAGCGCCTGATCGACTGGCTTCGTGTCAACCGCTACATCTACGGCGTCTCCAACACGCCCTACCAAAACCGAATCGAGCAGGGCTTGCTCGTTCTCCGAAACCCCGAAGGGAAGACGCACACAGACGGAACGCCCGTCTTTGCACCGTACGCGCACGTCACCCCAAAAGGCGCGGGCACGATCTACCGACACCTTCTCAATGAGGGAATCATCAAGCGCAATGACCAACTAGAACTGAGCTTCTCGTAACACAACCAAGGCCTCGCGAACGCGGGGCCTTTTCTTTTCCGGAGCATCCATGATCAACAAAGTCATCCTCATCGGCAACCTCGGCCGTGATCCCGAGGTCCACACCGCCAGCAGCGGCAACATCGTCACGCAACTCTCCCTTGCCACGACCCGACGCGTCAAGCAGGCGGACGGATCCTACGGCGACGAGACCGAGTGGCATCGCGTCATCTGCTTCAGCAAGCTTGCGGAAGTCGCCCGCGACTACCTCGCCAAGGGACGCCAGGTCTACGTCGAGGGACGACTTCGAACGAGAAAGTACGCCGACAAGCAAGGCGTCGAACGGTGGGTGACCGAAGTCATCTGCGAGCAGATGAAGATGATCGGGAGAAAGGACGACGGCGCACAGGCGCCCGCCCCCGCACCTGCACCCGCCCGCAGCACTCCCGCGTCCACCCCGTCCTACACGGACGATGATGTACCCTTCTGATAGGAGGAGCTATGACCGAAACAGTTCAGCTTTTCGCGAAAACGCTCGAGCTCGCGAGAATCTTCGGCATCTCGAAGTCCACGATGATGAGGCTTCGAAAGGTCGAAGGGTTCCCCGAGCCCGCCCATGAGATCCCCATGGGCAAAAACTGCATCAAACTCTATTCCATCAAGGAGTTCGGCGAATTTCTTGATCGGCTGAGGGAAACCCGGAAAAACTCTTAGGCCACGACAGGAGCGCTCTTGCAGAAGTCTGACCAGGCTTGCAAGAGCGCTTTTTTTTCGTCCAGAAGCTTTGCTCTGTCATAGGCGCCCGCGTATTTGCTCACGGCGTGGTGCAGACAGAGCTCGATGACGCGATCCGAGAACTCGGGGTTGGCCGTCGCCCACGTGCGGAAGGACGCTCTGGCGATCGCGTGCTGGCAGGCGATGACGGGCTCGCCCCGCTCCTTCGTGAGATCGGGGTCGATCCACCCTTCGCGGCCCGCTTCGACCTCGAGCGAGTGGAGTGTGCTGATCAATTTGTTCAGGGAGTTCTCGCTCACGACGCGGCCCTTGATGTGGGAGGCGAAGACGTACTCTTTGCTCCACTTCAAAGGGGCGAGGAAGCGCATCTCTTCGAGGATTTCCACGGCGCGGTCGGAGAGCGGGATCTCGCACACCCCGTTGCGCTCGACCTTCATCTCTTCTGCGGGGATCGTCCAGATACGCTTTTCGAGATCGACGTGCTCCCACTTCATCAGGCGGATGTTGGAGGAACGGGTGCAGGTGAGGATCGCGAGCTCAGTGCATCGGGCGACCGCACCGGGGCGCCTGCGCAGGGCCGCCATGAAGGCGGGAACCTTCTCGGGAGGAAGGAAGGGATAGTGCGAGCCCTTCTTACGCTCTCGCTCGGGAGGCAGGATCTCGCGCAAGAGCTCCGTCGCGGCCGGATTCCCGAGCTCGATCGGGCGAACTTTGCGGACCACCATCGTCCAGACAAAAAAAAGGGAGAGCAGGCCGCGAAGATAGTCGGCCTGCTTGGGGTGATCGCACCACAAAGGGCGCAAGAGTTTCGCCACGTCGATCGCCGTGACCTTGTCGATCTCCCACCCTTGGATGTTGGGGATGACGTGCTTCTCCAGCTGACGAAGGTGATCGCGCCCGCGTGCGGTCGAGTCCTTCCACCGCTTGCGCTCGACCTGCTCGTCGAGCCATTCGCAGAGAAGCGACGCCACGTCGGGCTTGTCGTCGGGCGTCGGCTCCGTGCCGTCGTCGAACGTGCCGCGCTGGATGTCGGCAAGAATGCCCGTCGCTTTCTCGCGGGCTTCTTTGAGAGAGATGAGAGCGAAGTCTCCGATCTTGATGCGGGACTCCTTCCCGTCCTTCGACAGGCGAAGCATGTAGTAGGGCGTTCTGCCCTGTTGTGAGACCACGGACAGGCCCTTGACGCCGCCGACGGCGTAGGTCCCGCCCTTCTTGACCAGAGCACGCACCTGCGCGATGCTCAAAACCGCTGAGAGCCTAGGCATTTACGTTCCTTTACGTACGCGAACCGAGGAAATCTGTATACGTAAAACGCGGAAACCCCGGTTTCGGGCTTCCGTGCGTACGCAAAAGTGTACAGAAAATTCTATTGGTTCGTCTCGTGTCAGGCGGTGCCTATCGGTTTCTCTTTCCTTCTTTCAATTCTCCCGCAAGGAAACTGATACCACTAGCGCCCATAAGATACGAATTTATGGCAGGCCCACCGAGACTCGAACTCAGAGCTGTCCCTTAGGAGGGGACCATTCTATCCTGTTGAACTATGGGCCCTGCCGGAGAAGGCGAATTGTAGCAGGTTCCGAGGCGATTCACCGCGGTTTCCCGGAAGTACGACGGAAAACCGATGCGTATTCCGTTGTACTTGTCTCAATCGAGGATCTTCGTTCGGTTCTTGGCGAAGTCCCAGAGAACTTCCTTCAATCCGTGGTTTTCAAACTCGATTTTGACGCGAAGCGTCGAACCTACTCCCTGCAGCGACTGTACGATCCCCTCGCCGAAGGTTTCGTGACGAAGGCGCGTCCCCGGACGAAGTCCCGCGTCCGTCTGCCCGCTCGCCTCGGCGCGGATCTTCTTCAAGGTCGCCTCGTCGACGTAGCTCTTCGGTTCGTTCGTCTTCGCGCCCCAGCGGGAGGCACCGCCCGAACCGTAGCGCGAGCCGCGGCGCTCGTCGCCGCCGTAATCGCGCCCGTAGGAGGAACGGCCGTAGGATTCGCGTCCGCGCGAGCCGCCGAAGGAGGGGCGCTCCCAACCATACTCGGAAGAGCGGCGGCGGTAGGGAGACTCATAGGCGTAGTCGTAATCGTCGTCCGTGCGCTGGTCGTTGACGAGCTCCGCCGGAATTTCCCCGATGAACTGACTCTCGGGGTTCTGGCGGAATTCGCCGTTCACGCGCCGGTTGCGGCAATGCGAGAGATAAAGGCGGCGCTTCGCGCGCGTCACGGCCACGTACATGAGGCGCCGCTCTTCGGCGAGCCCCTTGCTGCCTTGACGGTTGTCGCGCACGGCCGAGAAGTGCGGGAAGATCCCCTCTTCGAGCCCCACGATGAAGACGTTCTTGAATTCCAACCCCTTGGCCGCGTGCACGGTCATGAGCTGCACGGCGTCGACGGTCTCCGTTTCGTTCTTGTCGCCCGCTTCGAGGGTCGCCTGC